GTATTGATATCGTAATGTGTCCAGGTATGAGTGCAAACAAAGTTGTTGCAGCTCAAAAATCTAACTTATTCTTCGGGACCGGCTTGCTGGCAGATTATAATGAAGTTAAAGTATTAGACATGAGTAACATCGACGGTTCTCAAAACTATCGTATAGTAATGAGATTTACTTCGGGTGTTCAATTCGGTATCGGACAAGATATCGTATACTACGGAGCTTACTAAAAAAATTAAATAAAGGGTGGGGAGTAATCCTCACCCCATTATTAACAAATTAAAACTAAATCAATATGGCTTGTAATCTATCAGCTGGAAGAAATGAAGTATGTAAAGATAGTATCGGTGGCTTGGCTGGCGTTTACTTCTTTAAGCAATACACATCATCTTCTTTCTCGCAATCAGTAGCGACAGACACTACTGACCCGCTATTAACTGGAATACCTTCAGGCTCAATCCTGTATTATTATCAGTTAAAAGGAACAAGTGCATATACTGAAACAGTAAATTCATCTCGTGAAAATGGTACAACTTTCTTTACGCAAGAGTTAACTCTTAACTTAAAGAAATTAACAAATGAAATGACTACCCAATTAAAGCTTTTAGCTTATGGTAGACCTCAAATCATCGTAGCAACAATGAACGGAGATGCTTTTTTAGTAGGTAAAGACGAAGGTGCAGATTTAACAGCAGGAACAATTCAGACTGGAGCAGCAATGGGAGACCTTTATGGTTATTCCGTTACTATGACTGGTATGGAGAAGATGCCAGCTCAATTTTTATCTGGCTCAACTTACGAAAATCCATTAGCAGGTTTAACCGCTAACTACACAGTAGTATACGGAACTAATAACTAATCAGTATAGCATTTTAAAAATATTAGACCCTACTCTTAATTGAGTGGGGTTTTTTTATTTACCTACTATTTTTACTTTGGTTGGTGTTAAATATAGAAGAACATAAACTATTACGAGATAATGCTTACATATTTCATATCAGGCAGCAACGGATATACATTTAGAATGAATGAAACTACATCTAGTGCATTTACAATGTCACTACAAGATATGTTAACTCAAACTAATTCTACTGCTTCAATCACATCAGCATCTTATAACCAATATGAAAGTATGCTTGCATTTACTGCAAGTATAAATTCAGTATATGTAGGACAAGAATTTAGAGCAACATTGTTAACCGGCACAACTGAATTATGGAATGGAAGTATTCAAGTGTTTGGCTCACAATCAGTAGTTAAGCCTGAATACATTAACCAAATCCCATTAAATAGTGGGTCAATCTCATCGGATAGCAGTAACGAATATATTATAATGAACTAATATGAATAAAGCAGTAAACTTTTCAATCTTCGGACAAAACGGAAATAACTCCCTACCAATAGTTACGGAAGATACTAGAACAAGATACGGATGGATTCCATTTGGAATAAATGGACATGATGATTTCTTTGATGCAGTATCTATTGCATACAATCAGTCAACAACAACAGCTGCATGTATAGAAGGTATTGCAGATTTAATATTTGGTAAAGGTATCTACTCTAAAAGACCAGAGTTCGATACAACACTACAAAAGATACTACCGCAAGAGGATGTTAAGAGGGCAGCATTCGATTTAAAACTATTTGGTAATGCCGCATTCCAAGTCTATTGGAACGATGAGCATACGAAGATAATTAAGTTTTATCACATACCCGTACAAACACTTCGTGCTGAAAAGATATATGATAATCCAAAGATTGAGAACTACTACTATTGTGTAGATTGGAACGACCAAAGAAAGATTAGAGATAAGAAAAAGATTCCTGCATTTGAAACATCGAATGAGAAGATGGAAATACTTTGGGTTAAGAATTATACTCCTAACTTATATTACTATTCTCTACCTGATTGGATATCATCACTTCAGTATTCTATCGTAGAAGCTGAATTAAGTAACTTACATACTAACAATATACTAAATGGTTTCTTACCAATGGTAATGTTGAATATGAATAGTGGTGTTCCAGCTCCTGAAGAAAGACAAACAATAGAAGATTTATTATACGCTAAGTTTACAGGTACAAATAATGCCGGTAAGTTTATGTTATCATTCAATGATGACCCTGCTACTAAACCAACTATCGATGTAATACAAATAGATAACCTACATGAGAAGTTTAGTTATGTAGCAGAATACGCACAAGATAGAATATTAGTATCACATAGAGTAACATCGCCTTTATTGTTTGGTATCAGAACTGCTAACAATGGATTCTCTTCTCAATCGGAAGAAATGAAAACTGCTTTTAGTATCTTACAAACAATGACAATTGCACCATTCCAAAATGTAATTCTAAATACTTTAGATTACGCATTAAGTTGTGGTGGATATGATAATGCCGAATTATACTTTGAACAATTAACTCCATTAGCAATTCTTTCACAGCAAGCAGAAGAAACAGGTCAAACTATTGAAGAAGTTTCTGATGAAACTAATGACCAAATGGAAAATCCTGCAACTACTGAAGATGCAGGTGATGCAGACCCACAAGATTTAGCACCAAACGAACCAATTGAAAGATTTGAGTTCGGTTTAAGTGGAGCATTTTTTAACAAAGAATATACAACTGAAAAATTATAAGATATGGCTACCGCACTATTTATTACAAGAAACGATATAATTAAGAATACTCCATTACAGGGTGCGATTGATGCAGATGCATTACTTCCATTTATGTATACCGCACAGGTAAAGTATTTGAAAAATCTTTTGGGAACTGTATTATATGATTATATAAGTGAACAAATAGAAACACAAACCGCATTTACAGGCAGATATGCTGAATTGATGCAAGAACAGGTTAAGCCAACCTTAATTTGGTACGCTTGTGTGGAATATATTCCATTCAGTTCTATACAATTCAAATCTAATGGCGCTGTGAAGCAACAGAGTGAGCAAGGCGTCGCTCCAACCAAATCGGAGATAGATTACCTATTAGCGAAGGCGCAAGCAAATGCTGACTACTATGCGTTGAGATTACAAAACTTTTTGATTTCATACTCAAACCAAATTCCACAATATTTGCAATCAGTAGGAAACCAAACACAAATATATCCAGACCAAACGAATCAATATTTTGGTGGTATTCAATTATAATAAATTTTAATATGCCAGTAGTATACAACCAAGGAACGAATTATACTTTATATTATAATGCATTGGATTATTTTAAAACAATAATGACCAATCACCCATCTATTGCCAAAGTAACAACAGGCGATATGATGGAAGTAGATACTAGGGAATTTCCAATGTATCCGATTGGCAATATAAATATATTCAATACAAACATATCAGACTCAACAACTAAATTTGAAATACAATTAGTAGTTGCTGACAAGATTAAGAATAAAGATAATGAATCTAATCCTATTAACAACGAACAAACAATTGGGTTTTACGGAGTAGATGACACTATTGACATACTTGCTAACACATTAGCAATTATAAATGATTTAACTTCATATACCGAATATGCAGTTGCAGCATTTGATATAGATTCAGATATTGTTTGTGAACCCTTTGTAGATAGGTTTAATAACGGACTCGCTGGACATGTAGCCACATTTACTCTGACTACACACAACGATAGAAATCGTTGCCTTTTTTTTTTGATTAATCCATCTGGTAGTGGGTATCAAATACGAAATTGTTCTACATCTGAAACTTATTACGCAGTATTAAATACTCAAATCCAAACTGGCAGTATATTTTCATCATATTATCCTTATACGGGTACATGCTATGAAGTATTACAAGAAGTTGAAGATTACAATGATTGGAATCTTGTTGGCTTACCTGTAAACAATGTTTATGGAAGTTGTGTTGCTTGTGCTAATGCTCAAACAACTACTACAACAAGTACGACTACTACAACAAGTACAACTACTACAACAACACTTGCTCCAACGACTACAACTACGGCAGGACCTACTACGACTACAACAACTGCAGCTGCTTGTTCATATACAGTAGGTCAATTGACAGAAGGCGGTGTTATTGCATATACATCTCCATCAGGAGCAATAGTATTAGGATTAGAAGATATTGGTAGTGGAATTATAGGATGTGAAGGTTTACAATATGATGCCGTTTCATTACCTGTTACTTCAAGTATACAAATAAATGCAGATACAATAGGAATGGGTTGGTATAATACTCTAAATATAGTTAATCAATGTAGTACATCAACAGCAACTATATTGGCATCAAATTATACAGGAAGTGGATATACTGATTGGTGTATTCCTAATAGAGCTGAGTGGCAACAAATATACAATAATAGAGTAATATTAGATGCAGCCGGTGCTAATTTAGGAACTGCTAATTATTGGCAAAGTGTTCCGTTCGGGCCGTTTGTTGGATTGCAAAACAATTACGCATTATATGCAAATTTTAGTAGTGGTAATATGACATCATTTGTAAGACGTAATACTATATTGCCAGTTAGACCTATTAGATATCTTTGTGATTTAACTCCGCCGCCGTTTCCTCCTTATACTACTACGACTACAAGTACGACTAGTACAACAACAATTGCTCCTACTACAACTACAACGACTGTAGCACCT